ATCATGATCCAGAGCGGCGTCCATGATAGATACCGCCTGATCTATAGCTCCCTGCTGTGTGCCTTCGGCGATCTGTTTGATCGTGTCCCCAAAGGTCGCTTTTTTCTTTCCGAGTGTGATTTCTTTGTATCTGTTCCTGAGCGCATCCCATACAACGCCGATCGCCTTCATAGCCACGTCATAGACTCGATAAACTACATGGACCGTATCGCCCAGGCTGACCCGCTCAATAGATGCAGAATCCGTATATTCGTCTGTCTGCCAAAGCGGGACAAAAGACAACTTCAGCGTGTCTGTAAACGGAAGGCCGAAATCGTTCGCTGTCATATACTTGGCAGCTCTGGTGTTCAGATCCTCCGGTGTCGGAGGCTCATCAAAGTCTTCGGATGCGTCCAGAATGAAAATCTTCTCCCTGGCATATTCCTCATGGCCTTCGATGTACTGTATCGTACCGCTGACCGTTACGTCATCATCCTTGTAGAAGGCCACACAGCCCGTCCACGCTTCAATCTCTCTTTCATTGGAGAATGTGTCGAGATTCTTAGCATAGCGGATATACACACCGTTATCGGCTCCCCTGTGCGCATGCAGCTTAACTGTGAAGCGATCAAACTCAAATTCGCCGCCGAATCTGTCCAGGACAGATCCCCGCACTCCGCCGAGGCACGCCCTGAAGCTCCGGACCTCGTCCAGTGTGAAAGCTGTATCTGTGTTTACGATGTCCGTCCAGGTTGTGAACCGAGTCGGCAGCATGCAGTTATTAACCAGTCCTGTAAGTGCCGGCACAACGCCGATCGTTTCAAATGGAGCGACCGGCTGATCGCTCAGGTCATAACTGATGTGCTGGGCGTAAATCTTATAACTGTACCCGTCCAGAGTTTCCTCGACTGAGTAAATCCGGAACGGCTGCGGATCTCTGACGTCATCCGGAGCGACAACCATGATCCGATCGACTGCGATCTGATCGGCATTCACTCCTGTGATCGGACACTCTGCGTATACCTCGAAGATCCCGTTAAGATCCTCAGGCACCTCGCAGACTGTCAGATCCGGAAGCGGACCGAGTCCGTTCGATGTGAAAGCAGTCTCGTTTGCCTCGTAGATAAAGATCATACTTCCCACCACCTCGGCATAATTTCGATCGTCACACCGTCAAGTGTGATGCCGTTAAAGCCCGGAACAAGACCCATTTCCTGGAAGTCGATCGATATATTCCCATTTCTATTAAAAGCTCCCTCATATGCATTCAATGTCGAACAGTCGAAATCGATATAAGAAGTCCCTGCTGTATTAACTGTGATGGTTTTGGAGCCGATCATCACCGTGCCTGTTCCGTAGATCCGGATGATAGGCTGAGCCTTCTGTGATGTCGGATTGAATATTCCTCCGGAGGATGCAAAGGAGACCCAGTTCTCGCCCGATTTCAGCCATCTCTGCGGTTGACAATCAAAGGATAGAGGGAATGTTCCAAACTTAAGGAATGAACTTGGAATGGGCTGTACGGCCGTCTCCAGCTTGCCCATTCTGTAAACCTCCGGATCTCCGGAGTACTCCAGTCTCTTATATCCTCCGAATGACGTAAGCATGGACATGAGAGCCAGATAGTTCTCTTTGAAGTTCTTAGGCATGATGCACCGGTACGGTACCGGCACATTCTCATAAGCGCCTTCATCAATTAAAAGGTCGCCATTCCTTCCTGGAACAGCGACCTTTGTATACTTCCGTGACGGCTTTGCCCAGGCATCAATAGAGTCGACCTGTTCGACCCCATAGTCAGCGAGGTTTATGCCGTTGAAGACCAGTTCATTTTTCATGCGAACACTTTCTCCTCTCTGACAGTTGTCCTGTTGATCTGCTCAGCAATGACTCTTGCGAGTTCCCTGCTGGACTGGCCAGGCTGCTGCACGATTGTGAAATTATTTGTAATTGTGTTGCCGGCAGTCAGTTCGTTGAACTTATCCCGGCCGATAACGACTTCAGGAACGTCACCGACACCGATGATCTGCGGACTGTTGAACAGATACGGCGTTTCAGCGGCCTTCTTATACCATTCAACCCCGATGTGCGGGATTGACGGAGGATTCAAGCTGAATTTGCCGGTGATGCTGAAGTGAGGCATTTTCAGTTTCGGCAGTTCCCACTGGAAATTGAAGAAGCCTTTAATAGCTTCGATTGCCGATCTGACTTTTTCTTTCGCCCCTTCGATCTTCTCGCCGATCGTTTCCTTAATCGCATCGAATTTATCCTTAATGGCCTGCCACAATTCGCCCGCCTTCTGCTTGATGGTGTCCCAGTTCTTATAGAGTGAAACACCGATCGCGACAGCTGCGCCGATTGCTACCACAATGCCGCCGATCGTGCCGATCATAGGTAACATTGTGACATTCAAAGCGGCAGCCATACTGGTGATCGTAGCAATAAGCCCTGCAATCGGAGAGATCGCAGCCACAAGGCCGAGAACCGTAAGAATGAACGCCTGGGTACCACCATCAAGACTGCCGAACCATGTCAGCACGTTGCTGATAACTGTTACAAGAGTCTCAAGCGCCGGTACCAGTGTGTCTGCAAGTGCGGCGCCTGCGCTCAGAAAAGCCTGGGACGCTGTTGCCTTCAGCTTGTCGATCTGGTCATTGAATGCGACTGCATCCTCAACAGCATCCTGTGACAGAATGTTGCCGGTTGCCTCGGCTTCTTCGCCAAGGGATTTGAGAGCTTCTCCGCCATCGTCAACGACGCCGGCCATCTCCATAGCAGATTTGCCGAACAGTTCCATCGATACCTGGTCTCGTTCGGTTTCGTTCTCGATCTTGCCGAGAGCCGCAACAGCGTCATACCATACATCGGTGGCATTGCGCATCTTGCCGTCCTGATCTGTGATGGAGACGCCCAGCTGATCGAAGACATCCGCTCCGGATGCCATGTTCTTGGTCAGCTTTGTAACGGACCCGGCCATGGTATCCATGCTTACGTCAATCCGATCGGATGCATACTGCATCTTCTGCAGTTCTTCTACGCTGAAGCCTGTTACATTGCTGAGGGTCAGCAGATCGTCTGCTGTTGATGCGGCCTTCACTGCCATGCCAAGCATGCCGGCAGCCGCAATGCCTGCCGCAGCAGAGATCTTCTCCGTCTTTTCCTGGACGTTCTTGGCAGCGGCAGATACTTCTTCGAACTTCTTCTTTGTCTCTTCAAGTTTCTTCTTTGAAGTGTCGTTGAAATCATCAGAAGCCTTCTTCGCTGATTCCAGACGTTTCTCTGTTTCCAGAATCTCACGCTGAAGCGCTCTGTACTGATCGGAGTTCTTATCAACTCCGTTTGCATCCATCTGTTCCTGGGCTTTCTTCAGTTCGTCCAGGCGTTCGTTTGTAAGCTTTACCCTTTTGGCAAGAAGATCCTGCTTCTGGGCAAGCAGTTCGGTGTTCTTGGGATCAAGTTTTAATAGTTTGTCGACATCTCTGAGCTGAGACTGTGTGTTCCGGAGCGACGAGTCAACCTTAGACAACGCCTCCGTCAGCTTGGTAGTATTGCCTTCAATCTCGATTGTTAAGCCTTTAATCCTGTTTCCGGCCATATTACCTCCTAAAAGTTTGCAATGTCTTCAGCCGTTGGGAGATCTTCCCATTCGTAGCTGTCATTTTGTTTTTCAATGAATATGTCATAGACCTGTCCCAGTGTCAGTTCGTCCAGATCCGACAGGGTTAAGCCTAATTGAAAGCATCTTAATAAGAATAAGGCCCCCGACTCAGGACGAGTCGACGGCCTTACACGTTTTTTGGTGCCACCGTGGTCTGCATACTGGAATACCAGAATGTAATCACGTCATTGGCAAAGTCTTCATATGGGAAAGAGTCAAATTCATCCAGCCATTCGACCATGTCATCCGGAATAGAAGGGTTTGCCTGCTTTGCCATTGTGTACAGTAACCGGTTGATCGTATCGTATGCCGCATCGACAGATTTGTCGTCTGAGGATTCAACAGACTTAAGTTCTCCCAGGGCAATGTTCAGATCCTTCATCAGTTTCCTTCCGAACTGTGCCTCGTATTTATACCGGGTAGCTGCCGTGGCTTTCAGGGCGACCGGAACGTCTCCGATCATAATCGTCTTTCTCATATTCGACCTCCTTTATTCAGATCAGCTCGCTTTTTCGGGAACTGCTGAGAAGAATGTAGCGTATGCAGAGGATGCGCTGTCTGCTGTGTACTTGACAGCGTCGTCGCTGATTCTTGGCATAGCTGTAATGTTTACGGTATTCGTAGCAACTGTCAGACCGCCGACCTCTTTGGTCTGAGCGTTGATGTCCGGGCGTGATGCCACGCATCTGTAGAAGCAAGCCCTCTTGCCTGTCTCTGTGCCGCCAGCCAGTTCCATCTGGCCAAGCAGAGCGAACTCTTTCGGTGAATCGTTTGCCTTTTCAAGCACGCCACCGTTGGAATCCACCGTCTGGCCGAGAACAGTCTGCAGGAATGTGTCAGCTGCTGTAGTGTCTTCAAATTCAAGTGTTCCGGTATAACCGTCATTTGTCTTGAAAGAGAACCAGTTGACATTGTCAGCCGGTTCATTGACATCTGTGCCTGCAGCAGACATAGCAAGGCTCTTCGCACCTTTGACAGCGACCGGAGTCGCATAAGTCAGAGATCCGCCTGTGCCTTCAGTTGCAACCGCATAATGCAGATTGGAAAAACCATATCTGATTCTACCCATTGATAACTACCTCCATCATGTACAAAACTTCGTACATATTTTCATCGGATAAGAATGTCTCCTCCTTTGTGAAGACCATTCCCGCATCAAGCAGAACGCTCTCGACTGTGGATTCGACTGAAAATTGTTTGTTACTTGTATACAGCTCAACATTTAAGCTGTAGATCTGAGCATGGTGTGTATCGTCGGCCGTCTCTGGCGTCATGTCTGTGTAGTGATAACAGATATATGGAAGATCGGGGACCTGATCCTCTTTCCACATCAGATAAGTCACCGGATAGCCGGTTGTCGCCAGCAGATCCGCCACCTCTTTGAATGTCATTTCAGAAGCGCCTCCATTTCTTTCATGAATCTCTGTTCTACCGTGTCGTTGATCGGCTTGACGAAATTAAAAGCGGTCGTTCTGCCGCCGTTTTGTTTAGCATGGCCAAATTCGAGCAGATGTGTTAATCCGCCCCACTTACCGGCGCCGATCTCAGCCGAGACTCTCAGTCGCTTGACTGTAACCTCGTTTTTGATTGCCTTCCGATAATCGCCGGTACCGCCGAATGCGCCGGCCTTCTTCAGGTCTTTGGTGACATCCTTCGCAACATTTCTGACTGCTGTCTCAGCAGCCTCCCGCGCTTCATCACCGAACTCATCCAGATACTGATTGATAGTCTGCTGAACCATCAGCGGACTGATTTTAGAGATCGGCATTGCCTTTCCTCTTCTCACAGTACAGCTCGATCGTGTCGTTGCGCCCCAGGTAAGTTCTATATACTTTATAGGTCTTTCCTTCGAACCGGACAACACTCTCGCCGGTGTAGTCGAACCGTGACATGGTAAATCTGAAAGCCGGGTTAAGACCATTACGGCCTCCCTCGAACCATTCAGCACCACTGACAGAGTTTACCTGGACATACACCTTCCGCTCACTGGTGGTAGACTGCTGAATGCCGAACTCGTCCTGGATGAACTCCTCGGCAACCAGATAGGCGACATAAGTTCTATCCATTTTCGTACTCCGTATATCTGCTGTCCATGCCCAGCTGTGCCTTCAGCTCATCATAGGCGGCTTTCAGTCTGTCATAGTCGTCCGGCTGTCCAAAGTTGAGCTTGCAGTACACTTTCACCGCTCTGATAATGAGCGGATCAGATGTGTCGATGTTCGCCTCTGCGACATCAGCAGGGATCAGATCGCTGAGACATTCGTTAATCAGATCAGTCAGCTCTTCATTCAGATCCGCATCCTCACTGGTCAGACGCAGAGCGGTTTTTACTTTTCTCAACAGATCATTACTCTCGCTCATTCTGTAACTCCTTTAGATAAGTTTCTTCGTCATAGACATGGTATCCGTCATGGCCCAGTTTGATGCGTGAATCGCACCATAAATGGAGTCCGGCGGATCTTGCCCTCATGCAGAAACTCATATCTTCTCCAAAGCCGTTAACCGGCGAAAACAGCAACTTTCCGTATGTGTCTACCACTGACTTCAGCGCTGCCACATTCATTGCCACACATCCGAACCCGCAGGCTGCGATCTCAAAGATCGTGTTCTGCGGATAATCGAAATATGGTTCGCTTACCGGCTTCAGCTTGTTGTCTTCAAGTTTCTCAATATCACACCGCTTGAAGACCACCGGCGTGATCGGTCTCACTCGCTTGAAATAAAGACCGCTGACCACATCGAAGTGGTTCAGATCTTCGTTTAAGATCCTGAGGATCTCCGGCTCGAACACCATATCGGAGTCGAGCCAGAGAACACGGTCAAAGTTTCCATTGATCGCCCTTTCGATCAACTGATTTCTTGTGTCATAGATCAGGGACGATACCCCGAACTCAACACAAATCTCATCATCATGGTCTTGCAACAGCAGATTGCAGAGACAGCTGGTGAAATGTGCATGGACCATATCCATGCAAGGCACGGCGATCAATATCCTCATTTTTCCTCCTCAGGTTTATCTCTTAGGTTCTTGCAAATCTTACGAATGCAGATGTGTCGAGCAGTTCGCCGTCAGCAAGGCATGCACCACGGAACTGGAGATTTGTGGTTGTTGCTGTTTCGAAGCGCTTGACTTCGAGCGGCTTGAAGATGTTGACCTTGTAAGCCTTCGGGTCGCCGTAGAAGATTGTTTCCTTGGAAGAAACAAGAGCCTCAGACATCAGAACGACATCATGGCCGAAGAGCTTGAACTGGAAGCCTTCGTTGATGATGTAATCATTCAGTGTTTCAAGTGCCATAACTTCGCTGTAGAACATGGACGGTGTCATGATCCAGATAGCGCCATTCTGATAGTTTGCGTCCAGGGTACCCATGATTTTGAGCAGTGTTGCTCTTGTCAGTGTTGAAGGGATAGCTGTTGCGTTTGCATTGACGGATGCTGTGATGCCCTTGAATGCATTGGAATTGCTGCCGACGAGGACGTCTGCGTTCATCTTTGCGCGGATCTGACCTGTCAGATTGTCGACGATCCAGTCATGAACTGCCGGGATTGCCATGTGATCGATGTCAGCCCCAACAGTCAGAAGCTTGACATATTCAGCCGGTACCAGATCAACATAACCGATAACGTCGCTGGATTCTGAGATTGTGCCGCCAACAGCCTGGGATGTTGCAGCGTTGTTTGTTGTGGCCTTCGGGAATCTTACATAGTTCGGGAACTGTGTAACATCAACCTTGCCGAGCAGTTCAGCAGGCTTGATCAGTTTGTCCCATACAGCGTTGACTGTCATTGTAGGAATGACAGCACCAGCAGAAGTGAGCGCGGAACGCTCTTCAGCGGACATGTCACGTCCGATCAGATTCTTGACCCACGCGTCTCTGTATTCAACAGTGTTGATTTCAAACATTTTGTTTGTTTCCTTTCTCTCTTCATGAGATTCGATAATATTGCCGAGTTCGCCGGAGATGACGGCTTCCTGGATCTTGCGGTATTCCTCCGCGTCAGTCTTCCGCTCTTCCTCCGGATCTGCGTCAGCGGACACTTCGGCAGTATCCTCAGCCTTGACCTCAATGGCGCGTTCTTCAGCGGCCTCAGCCTCAGCTGTGACGACTTCTTCCTGTTCCTTTCTCTGCTCTTCAGGCTGAGCTTCTGCGATCTCTTCTTCAGGTCTCTCCGCCTTGAGTTCTTCAATCACTCCGTTGAAGTACTCCAAAGCTCTCGCATGGAGTTCGGTGCCAGGGTTTGCGGGGAACGAAACAGGGCTGACATCATAGAGCTTTTTGATATTGGAGATGACTCTGGTACGACTTTCCTCGTCGTAGTGATCGCCATCATCCGCCACCGTAAACGCAAATGACATCTGGGGATAGTTTCCGGCTTTGATCTCTTCGTACAACGCTCTAGAGTTCGCTGTACGGCTCAGATCAGCCATGATATGCAGACCATGCTCATCTGTATCCAGCTGCACGGTTCCTGCCGATGTGCGGGCGTATACTGCCCCCTGGTGGTCTACTCTAAGGACCACATCCGACATGTCACATTCATCGAATGCTGTCGGTTCGATGCGCTCAAAGTACTTCTCGCCTTCGATCTCGCACATTTCATAAGGAGCGAATGTGGAAGCGTACCCTTCAACCCGGTACTCATTCCATTCGTTCTTCACTTCGGAAAACGATCTGTATTCCTTATTCTTGTTCATTTGATTCACCTCTCGGATCTCCTACCATATAGAACTCGCCTCTGATCGGCGCATGCTGACCTTTGCCATCAGGCAGAGGCGGATAGTTAAACAGTTCACGGCCTTCATCAATCATCAGACCGCCTCTGTCAGTCATTTCTTTGTACAGACTGATCTTTTGCGCAACCGGCATGTACTGCAGCCGGTTCGCTGTGACATAGATCACAGACCCATGCCCCTGTTCAGCCGGAGTGAACAGCATCTTTGTCAGCACTTCACTCAGCTGAATGCTGAACGGTTCAATGGCGCCATTGAAGAAAGCATCCAGTTCGTCGCCCATTGCTGAGTTCTGCAGGATCTTTTCATTTACACCAAAGTAATTGAACACGTTCGTCTGGATCAGCTTCATCTGATCGGCATCGACAACATAGTTCTTGCTGCTGATCTGCTGAATGTCTGAATAAGTGTTCGGAAACAGGACGATTCCGCCGCCGGCATTAGGCCCGAAGTTATCGTCGTTGAAGCGCTGGCGCTCCTTCTTCAGATCCTCAGCCTTTGCGAAGTTGTTGACCCTTGCCATAAATCTGTATGTCGCCGAGTTCGTAACAGCCTCGGAGATGCCCTGTGTCTGCAGATTGATGAGCTTCATCGTGTCTGCCAGTGCATCGTTCTGTTCGCCGAACAGATCTGACTTGTACTGGAACTTCGTCATAATCCCGATCTGATCGAGAGCCTCTGCTGTGTGCCTGCCGTGATCGAAATAGAATCTGACCCACGGCTTGCCATTTACATCCAGCAGTTCCCAGTGATCTGTGTAGACCGGAGTGATGCCGGTGATCTCACCGTTCTTTTCTCGCACCGGCAGAATGAAAGCAGTGCTTTTCATATCCAGGACTGTGTTCAACCTGTATAAGAACTGTGACCATGTCTGATAATCGTTCGGCTGTTTGCTCAGCCTCGTCTTCAGTTTTGGCTGTGCTGCGCCGTCGATCCGGACGCTCAGCTTTGCGATATGCCTTGATCTGGCATCAATCGCGGATCTGACCAGTTCCGATTCATACAACTGGCCATCCCATGAACTGAATACCGGAGAATATCCGGTCAGTAATTTAAAGTACTGTCCCTTCAGTGTTTCGTGTGTCTTGCTAGGGAACAGCTTTTCAAAAAGCCCCATTTCAGCGACCTCCTAATTCTTTAACTGTGTCCCTATTTCCCCGAACCACTTCTGACGGACACACATCGCATCTAATAAAGCGGCCATACCGTCGATATGAGCCGCCTGATAAATCTTTACTAATTTCTTTCTGTCTGTAACGTTGTTGATCTTCAGCGCCGAATCAAGCATGTGGGCCTTCAGCAGATCGTTTCTGCCGATCCGGATCTTCCTGTCCTTAATCAGTCCCTCTGTCTCGTTGATGACTGGTGTCAGGTTTGTACCCTGGAACACATCATCCATGTGGAAGCCATAGGCTTTCATATCCTGGACAAGATACTGCGCTGAATATCTGTCATAGCCGACCTGAAGCGGAAGGATCTCATACTTCTCCACCATCTCGGTGAACCAGTTGAATACATCGTGGTAGTCAACGAAGTTTTCGCCGGACGGCTGCAGCAGTCCACGCTGGATAAATATATCATATGGCATATTGTCCCGCTTGATTGCGTCCTGAATCTTCGCCCCAGGAAGGAAGAACTTCATCAGCACATACAGCTTTTCGTTTTTCTCTATCAATACGCAGGCGCTTGTAAGATCGGTCGTGCGCGACAGATCAAGCCCGGCGACACAATAGGAACCTCGGAAGTCCTCCGGATCAATCACATCACCGTAACAGTTATCGACGTCAACCGCATCCAGCCACGCCTGGGAAGAGTTCTGCTTTATGTTACAGTACTTCGTCATAAACTCAGCTTTCTTGCTGAGAGATTCCGAAGCTATATCAATCTGATCGAGGATAAAGCTGACAGGGACAGACACCCCCATGCCAGGAAGACTCTTCCGGAGTTCGTTGATGTCATCCCATTTGTTTGTATCGTCGATCATGTAAAGGAATGGCAGCAGTCTCTTCTCGCGGCTGTCACCCTTCAGGAACCGTGTGGATCTTCCCATCAGTTCGTCATAAATGCCGTTGTCTTCATATCCGGACGAACTGATCGCCAGTGTCAGCGGTTCCTCTCTGGCGCCGGTACCGGAGATCATGACCTCATATTGCTTGAGGCCGCGGACTGCCGGCCATGAACTCATTTCATCAGCGACAGTCAGCATCGGGTTATAACCGTCCGCCTTCTTTTCATTAAATGCGATCTTCTTGATCGTGGTGTTTGTCTTCTGGACATACAGATCGGTCTTCCGCTTTTTGGTCATCTGCTTGAAGACTGGTGTATTGTCCTTGGTGAACTCAAACGCCGAATAGACAAGATCCGACTGATCCAGCTTCGGTGCCACGCAATAGATCTCACTGCCGAACTCACCGTCGACATAGGTCTCATAGGCAATAATCGCAGCGGCGAACAATGTCTTGCCCATCTTCCGGCCTATTACCATGAACACTTCACGGAACTGGCGCTTGCCTTCCTGGTCTACAATTCCGTAGATACAGGACAGAGCCGCCTTCTGCCACAATTCAAGGATCAACGGCTTACCGCCCAGCTTGCCCTTGTTGTGCTTGCAATACTTCTCTACAAAGCGGATAGCATTGTTGGCCTTCTTCTGATCGAAGATGTATGTACCATCCTCAATGCCGGCCATGATCTTTTCATACAGTGACCTGATCCAGAAGCCGACCGTAACCGATCCATTCCATATTGCCTGGTAATACTCATAGATGTAGTTGTTCATTTGAACTCATCCAGTTCGTCGATCTCTTCTTCCGGAGGCAGCATAGCCTCCAGTCTTGTGTTCACCATGTTGTAAGACTTCAGAAGAGCGTTGTATGACTGGAGATCAGCCGACGCTTTGCGCCCGTACTGGTTCTCCCCGTTCTTATATTCCTCACTGGCTCCATTCTCTGCGATGATTTTGCGCAGATCCTCAAGCTCCACCTCCATGAATGCAGCGTTTTTTATGAGTGGATCAGCAATACTCTTTTTCTTTTCCGGCAGTTTGGAGTAAATCTTATTCAATTCCGCCAGACGGCGCTTAATCTTGGTATCTTTGCTCAATTTTGCCATTTTAAACACCCCCTTCGCGACCTCCAGAGAGGAACTCCGACCA